TCATAGGTACCAGGAATCTTATGCGGATGATCCATCTCAACATTATCGTAGTCCACTTTCCAGCGTGGGTGGTGTCTTACCATGCACAGGTGCTCGTTGGTATATTTGTATATTTCACGGATGGTGCTGTCCACCCAAGCATCCATATCTATGTTGGCTACCTGTTGGCTTTTGCCATGCTGTGTTGCGATTACTATTTTATCACCGCGGTTTTGTTTGAATGGTTGTAGAGCTAATCCAAGTTTACGTGGGCGGTCCATGTCAAGATTGTGTCGATGCCCATAGTAGCCTTCAGCGTTGATATTGTTGATAGCAATTTTCCAAGTAACTTCCCTGTTTAAAGCACCAACATCAATCACTATCACTGGCTTGCCTTGTGCCCGGTAGTGTTGGTAAACTTCTTGATTTTTTGCCATGCGTCCGTGCCATAGCACACTCCAAATAACTGCGGCGTCGCAGTCCATGCTGTTTTGCACTGTCTTTATTCCAGTACTTCTACAACTTCTTAAAAATGCTTCCATAACCGGGACACTGTTTCTAGCGCACTGCAAAGGATAATATGCTATGTTATTGACCACTAAATACTCACATGAAATATACTGTAATTACCACTTTCAACCAAGCAGGTTTACAATTATATGGTCAAAGGATGATTGATACCTTTGAACAACTTTGGCCAGACACTGTGGACCTTGTAGTGTACGCCGAAAACTGTACACCTATAACTCGAAAACCTAATGTGCGTGTTGTGGATCTCCTTAGTGCAAGCAAAGGTTGCAAACGTTTTGTTAAACGTCATGCAGACAATCCAAGAGCACACGGTAACCCAAACCCAGGTGTAACAGACGACATTGCCAGAAAAAAAGCATTTCGCTGGCAAGCCACACGATTTTGTTACAAAGTGTTTGCCACAGGACATGCTGCAAATAACATAGATACTGATTGGTTGATTTGGTTAGATGGAGACACACATACCCATACAGCCATTGCTGACAACTTTTTGCCCACAGTGTGTCCACAGTCACACACTATAAGTTATCTTGGTAGAGGTGATCGTTACCACAGTGAATGTGGCTGGGTAACATACAACATGCGTGACCCTTTTGCAATACAATTCATAGATAGATTTGTAGGCATGTACGACAGTGATGAAATTTTCAATCACAAAGAATGGCACGATAGTTTTATTTGGGACGTGGTAAGAAAAGAGTTTCGCGATCACGGAGCGCAGTTCTATGACCTAAATCCTCAACCTGATACAAAAGGACTTGCTGGGCATCCATTTATCAACAGTGAACTGGGCAGGTATATGGATCACAAAAAAGGAGATCGTAAACAACGTGGACACAGCAAAGCCAAAGAAGTTGTGAGCCATCCTGATCATCCATACTGGCGTGGCGTACTAGGCAGATAATGTACCAGTCACACGGATGGTGGTTTCCCAATGGTGATACTCACTTTGTACAACACTTTGCAAAACTTGCTAAAAAAGGCAAGCCACCTGTGTACCAAGCATATCAACGCAGTAAGAGCACCATGTTTGTGCGTGAGCGCAAGGTTGCACTTGACATAGGTGCAAACATTGGCTTGTGGAGTAGAGATTTGTGTCAGCGATTTGAAACAGTTATCGCATTTGAACCTGTACAAGAATTCGTTGATTGTTTAAAATTAAATGTTCCTGCAGATAATTTACAGATTAGAAAACTAGCACTAGGTGACAAAGATACCATGATCAATATGGTAATCACTGAGCACAACACCGGGCACAGTCATGTTGATCCACAAAGCGTAGGCTATGGAAACACTCCAATGGCACGGTTGGACAGTTTAGAATTTGATCGTATAGACTATGTAAAAATTGATGTAGAAGGTTATGAAACAGCATTGGTTGCAGGTGCTGAAGAAACTTTTAAAACACACAAACCAATTATCATGCTAGAGCAAAAACCACACAAGGAGTTTGACAAAGCAGGAGAACGCCAATGGGAGACAGTTGAATTGTTAAAAGAATGGGGTGCTAGGGAAATATTGCGTATAAAAAATGAAAGTGTGTTAGGATGGAGATAAAAACTGTTCAAAATGACGGTAGATATCGCCCTCGCGACTTTGACGACTACTCCAATGGGCATCAGCAACACTCCATAACCATTGTGTGCGCTCTGGACGGTCAGGTGTTTCGATCATACTAAGATTTTTATTTGCAATGTTCCATGTCACAGCACTTGGTTCTGCTACAAACACAGGCTTGCCTGCTAACGCACAGGCCACACTGCTGCTACTATTATAAAATACACCAGCCCAGGCATGTTTACAATCGTGCTCAATGCTGGTTAGTTTACAATCGTTTACACTTACCCGCGGATACTGTAGATAGTCTTTTGTTTCGCTGATACTACCAGGATGACATCTTAATCGTATTGGTCGATTTGTGTGTTCTATAAGTGTTTGGATAGTTTGATGTACCCATGCTTTCTGATCAAACCCTTTGCCTTGCCAACCGTTATCTCGTTGGAGACATAACAAAATATAGTCGCCGTTGTTGTTGTAGTCTTTACACTCTATTCCTAGGTTTTTGCTCATTACTCGCCAACGGTCTCGAGAGGGATTTTGATTACCGTAGTTGCCTTCATTCCAGTATACGCTGTTAAGACTATATCTTAACCAATTGTCATCAGGATCAGCCCATTTAAAACAGTTTCCGTCAATGGGCATAATGTGTCTGCCCATTGCTAGTTGATGTTCAATTAATTGTTGCCTAAACCTAATGTGCGGTCCTGAGATTTTTAGACCGTACCAACCAATCATAACAGCCAGGCGAGCATCTTGTATTTCCCTATCTGTGGTAACAATTACTTTAGCACCGCAAAGGCGTGCACCTTCAGCAAAGTTATCGAGAATTTTTACCTTGCGATCATGGTTTTTAATTTTGGGCAGAGTACCCATGTAAACGGCTACATCATACTGTGCCATTTAACATTGCCCAGGCTGTACCATTTCTGAACTCAGCCACGGTGAATTGATGGTATGCTAAATTACAACACAGGTTTCTAACTTGATCAAATGACGGCATCCACGGATCATCAATCTTGTCAAGATCGGTATTTGCCAATGGCTCAGCGGCATTTGTGCCCGATGGGCCAAGCACAAAAACAGGTTTGCCATGTATTAAACTTTCAAGTGCGGCAATACTATTAAATGTTACCATACAGTGAACATTACGACTCAACGCCATTTCCATTGTATCCACTGTGGTTCTTTCTGTTCTGGTACCTTTTTTACGGATAACAATATTACGATCTGTGCGTTCTTTTATTCCTGCGATTGTTTCTTCGATCCAAGTATCAACATCCATGCTCCAATACTTCATTGCCTTTTCACTAGGGGGACAAATTAATATATCATTTCCGCTTGTGTGACCTTTTATTGATGTTTGTGTACGCAAAAATCTATCTTCGGCGCAGTTTGGATCTAAGTCACCTAACCACTGCATTGCATTTTTTGTTACCCTGTGAAAATGTTTTCGCTTGTCGTTGCCAAAGTAACCAGTATCCACGTAATAATAATCACGTCCTGCGTCTCGACACTTTTTCATAACTTTACGTTTTGCAATGCTTCTCAACACGATTGGCACACTTTTTGGAGTATTAGCAAGAATATCCATTCTACCCACGGCACCATTTGCTCCTATCACAAAATTTTCTAGTATAGCATCATTTTTCAACTTGATATCCTCTAATTCTTCGTCTCCATCTAAAACTGCAATAACACCAGGCTTCTTGGGTATTTTTAGTTTTGCCATCACCAATTTTTCATCTAGGTTATGAAACAGTTTATAAGGATCATAGCGCATGGTAAAATAATCTTGCATTGCTTGTTTGAACTGGTTTTCAACTGTTATCATGTCCCAAGTATACACCTCGTCGGTTTTTTTGGATGTCATTAAGTCACGATAACGATTCCAAACATCTGCGTACTCACAATTTTCGTATTCTTCGAACCAAGGACCGCCAAGTGTATAATGCAGTGCTTTGGGTTGTCCATTGTCTGGTTCCTTGTACCAACCTACCAGCCAGTTCCATTCGGGCTCAAGATTGCCAATTGCTCTATCATTGAGCCATTCAAATCTATGAAGGTACGCACCGCTTTCTCTGTTTACAACTGTTTTATCAAGTTTTTGTACGCCAGGATGTTCACAATTAAACATTATCATACTGCTCCAATTCTTTCTCGGATACAGATGTTGTTGTTGACCATCCATTTTAGTAGTCTCAGTTGGTTGGTAATCATGTTGTACAACATGTACTGCTTTATCTGGGTCAGCTTGTGCTATTTTCAACAGTTTGCCAACATCATCAGTAAAAACAAAATCACAGTCTACAAACATTGCCCATCCACTAAACTGGTTTAGGCTTGGTGTAAGGAATCTTGTGAATGTAAATTCAGTGCTTCCAAGTTCGTCAACAGGGCGGGTGTAAATGTCTTTTGAGCGCAACTCATCCTGTTTAAGGTAAACTATTTTAACAGGTATACTGGCATGAGCAAGTATACTGTACTTACAGACATCAGCAGCAATAGGTTCTCGACTGTCCCATCCAATGTAAACAGTTAGTTTTCTGGCTTTTTCGAGGGCTTTTTCGAGGGCTTTCTCTTGGGCTATTTCAGCTTTACGTTTAGCCGTCATCCATTTGGCTTTTTTCCTAACTTCTTTATTGTCTTCGCTCAATGTCTTCTTCTCTACAATCTTCACCGTACTGTATTTCAATTATTCTAACTGGGTTGTCTGTGGTATTACTTAGTCGATGCCAACTGTGTACAGGTATGTGTACATCTTCGTGTTTGTGAAGGCGACGGACAATTTCTCCTTCCCAGGTGTTAGGTTGATGCTCCACATGAGCAACACCTTCGCTTACTAACCAGTATTCACTGCGTTGATCATGCTTTTGCATGCTTAGGCTTTGGCCAGGTTTTACCGCTAGTTCTTTGACTTTAATTCCTGGTTCCTCATGCAGTACTCGGTAATATCCCCAAGGTCGTTCTGTTCTTGGTGCTTTCCATTCCGCAAGTATCCAACTACTGCTGTTAGCTTTGTCTGTGCCGCCAACGCCAAATGTAAAACTGAGATTCTCAGCAACAACTTCCATCTCAGGAATATTGCCTGTAGTACGATCCCCTCCGTTAGCAAAAACAACTTCATCTTCTTCATAGTTCCAACAACTGTCCTCAATAAAACGCTTACAACTGCCGTCTGCATCATAGTCATCACCAAATGCTACTACAGCATCTACCATTGTTAATGCGCGAATAACTTCTGCACGTTCTTCTAATGGCATAAAAGGTCTGCCCTTTTTTCGTGTGAGCCACGCATCGCTGTTGACGCCAACAATAAGTCGATCACCTAACTTTTTTGCTTCTTCAAAATAGCGGATATGTCCGCTGTGCAGTGGATCAAATCCACCAGTGACTAATACGATTTTCATGTAGGTATTTATAACCATTATATACGCACTAAATAACTTTATGATCGTGCAAGTTAAAGATACTGTAATTGCTGTTGTGGTTCCTCAAAAATGCGGTATAAGCACTGTTACAAATATTATTGCATACCATCTCACTAACAAAGTACTCAGTAAGACTAAATGTCGACGCACCCTTAGTAATGCAGGATGTTTGATAAATCCTGGACAGCTAGAAGAAACTTTTTTTATTGATTGGTGTAATCAAAAACCAGACCTTGTGTTTGCAGTTGTGCGTGATCCTATTGACAGGTTGTTAAGTGCCTATAGAGATAGGGTATACACAAAAAACATGGATGAATTTGAAAATTGCAGTTGGGAATGGTTCTGCAACAATTTTAAAGATCTAGTATTACAAGGCACCGATGTTGGTCGGCATTGTAGACCTCAAGTGGATTGGCTTGGTTGCGATGTCAATCGTTATGACAGTGTTTTTTATACGCAGGATTTAAACACAAAATTTAAGACCATAATCCAAGACATTACTAGTAGCACTATACCAGATTTGTTTGAAAATGCAAGCAATCATGTTGATATAGAAATAACAAATGAACAAAAAAATTTCTTTGCTGATTATTACGCACGTGATTATGAATTTATATCACAGGCTACTGGCCTTTCTAAGTTTGCGTAAACTTTTTGGTGGCATATTTTTTTGCTGTTCTTTAATTTGTAACACTAGAGGCCAGTCTGGTCTTTGCTTGCGTGTATCTCTTACCATTGGCCATGCTTGTTGTAGATGATCCCACATCTTACCACTTGCTACCTCATCTTCACGCCACTGGCAATAGGCTAAATCATAAAGCCATTGTGTCCTGTCAGGAGTTAAAGGACTTTCTAAACGTGTAAGATCGTTGGTACCCATGGGCATTGCCATGCTTCCTGGACATAAACTGAAAGTAGGGATGCCTTCGCACACACTTTCAGTGAGGGCATTACTATTGAAACCCACCACAGCATAGGCATTATCAAAATCACGTTGTAGACCATCTCCACCATTGAATCCATTGCCGCCGCCACTGTTAGGGCTAACTTCAACGTCTTTAACACTCAACTGAGCACTTTCAATGGCTAACAATTGGCGATCTTGTCTAAGTGGATGCATGCGTATACGAATTTTCCTATCAGTGTTTGCTCTAATTTGGTTGAGAACTTCACTGATAAAAACATCGTAGGTTTTATACTTGGCGGTTAATCTTGCAAGGCTACTATCACCTGGCTTTTGTAGACATAGTAAAACATACTCACCTTGTGTGCGCCAGGGTTTGATTTCGATGTTTTGTTCTTGTTGTATTTGTAACCAACGATCGCTTGGTGAATTTTCGTTGCAATAAATTGCTTCGTCACGTAGATAACTGTACCAACTATATCTGTGATATGCGTTTGGTGCAGGTGGATGCACCATGTTACGTCTAAACACAGCACTTTCAGCAACTATCCAGGGCTTGCCAGTTTGGATAATGTAGTTGTACATGGGCTGGTGTTTTTTCTTTTTACTGCCAACAATGTTGGTTTGTACAAGTACATCGGCTTCTTCGAGTAAATGGCGTTGATTATGGTAACTGTAGGTATGCCATGTGGAATGAAGAGGATGATAGGTCCACAGCAATTCTTTTACTGCGTAAACTTTAGGATTTGCCAACTTCTTCCTGCCATTGTTCACGGTCTAACTGCAAATACCAGGCTCTGCGTGGCTTGCCCAAGCCACGTGGAAGCCACATGTATTTTTTTAGACACAGTGGACAATGTGGTGGAGGACTTTTACTTGCTACATTGAACTTGATAAAGATACGTTTGAAGTGTTTAAAAGCATCGTCAACAAAGTACAACCAATCCTCTTCTGATGTAAACTGTCTATCAAACTCTGTGCGTGTAGCAATAAACAAATCATAGTTGCCTATTTGCATTGGTTTTTGCGGTTCTATCTTAAGATAATGTCTACGCATACCAATAATATCACAACACTGTTTAAATATTGGCCCTGTGGTTTCTTCATCAATATCAGTGCCTTCAACGTGGATACCTTTTTGTTGTAGCACATAACCAAGTACACCAACACCTGTGCCTACATCTAGTGCGGTACCTATACCGTCAATATTTACAGTATCTGCAACGTAGTTTTTCTCTAGCCAATGATGATCCCAGTGGCGAATATATTTTACACCTCTTTCAAACTTATCTTTGCCTTGAATAATACCAAAAAGTTTGTTTTTATATTGTTCAGGCGTCATACGCTAATATCTTCCATGCCGGCAGTTCTAAGACGCACAATGTGTCCCATCTGCCATTGCTTGGTATCCAATCCCTTCATGATACCCAGCCACTTATTTCTAAGCAATGCTACTTCATTAATAATGGTTTCAAAGTCAATAACTTCATCTTCTCCGTCCACATACTTTTCAGCGTCTCTGCTGGTAAGTGCTCGGGCATAGTTTTCAAGATACTTTTGGAAATGCTTTCTGCGTATTTTGCGCAGTTGAATGTTGAGATAGTTGAGCACCGCTTCAATCTCTTGTAGTTGATTAAAACGGTGCTCAGTTATACCTGGAAGATCACGAATGTTACGTTCAACAACACCGCCAACCCTACACTCACTTTTAGCACCTTGCAGTTCTGCTTCATAATGTGCAATAAAGTCAGGAATGTTGCCGAGGCTATTTGTAACCCGTGAGTACCACATTAATATTCATCATCATCATGATAATCATCTAGCTCTTCAAGTTCATCATCATTGATGTACTCTGCGATGCTGTTGATGATATTTTTATCAAACTTAAATGCTTCAGCAATATCGTCAGCGTCAAAGTGTTCCATTAGCACTGTTGATACTGCTTCTGCGGCTTCTTTTTTATCAAATGAGTCGTGAATAAACCTGCGAGATTCTTTCCACATTTGTACAGCAAGATCGATAGACATTTTTACTCCTCTGTTTGTTGTTCTTCTACAATGTCAACATCTGTAGTGTCTGTACTTACCTCATCTTCTATTTCTTTAAAACTGAGCATTAGTTTATCCAAGCACCCGTCTTCGTTTGATTCCCATGCTTTGCGGAACTGTAAGATCTGCTCACCTGACTTGGATTCGAACATCAAGCGATTGCCGCTTTTAACCAACAGGCCTTTTTTCTCAGCCATGTCCACGAGTCCACTATACGGATTCATACCTGTTTCATATGGAATCTTAACCTGCACGCCTTCAAACGGCTTTGCATATCGTGTTTTCATAACTTTACAGCCTGCACGAATACCACGCACGTCTGAGATTTTGTTACCTAACTCATCTTCTTTGAGCTTCATCTTCTTCATTGCAATCACAATACTTGATGCATAGATAAAGCCTTGTCCGCCTGAGATCTTGTCATCTGGATCAAACATATCTTGGCTTGCGTATGTGTGGTTAGTACATACCATGCCAACGTTGTAACTGCCAAACATGTTTACACAGTTACGCACCAATGCTGTAAGTGCTTTAGGCTTACGACCTAGGTCACCTTTCATATCACCCTTGCTGAACTGATCAACGTCAGTAGGTGTCAACAGCATGCCCAAACTATCAATGATAAACAATACCTTAGGACGCTCTCCATCGGGTAACGCTTTGTAGTCGCTCATGAATGTTGAAATAGTTTTTGCAACATCATCGATCATACTCATGCTAAGTTTTAGCAGTTTATCTTCACTGGTATCCACACCTAGTGCTAAAAGCCATTGCTCATCCAATGCGTTTTCGCTGTCGACCATCACAACAAAAATGCCTTGCTCTTGAGCACTTTTAGCAATGTTACCTGATACAAAGTAACTCTTACCTGCGCCTGATTCTCCGGCAAACACTGTAACCTTGCCCAGTGGAACACCTTTGTGGAAGTCTCCTGAGATAAGATAGTTGAGTGCATAGTTTCCTGTGCTGATCCAATCAGTGGGATCATTGAACCCAATGCTGAGTCCGTCAATGCTTTTTGTAATTTCCTTGCGGAACTTGCTTACGTCAAATGGTTTTGCCATATATAATCTCCAATAAGTTTGTGTTCTTCGGTGTTCGGGTGCTTTAGTGGATCTGTAAAACTACAACCAACCAATAAATGTTTCAACTAAATTTTTTCCTATATGCACTTAATATATAATACTATGTATTCATTATTATGTCTAGATTATAAGATATGGTTTTTTTCAAAAAAAATCTAAGACTAAATTGGTTTATATCCATATACCTCTATACATTCTTGCTGAATATGTTTTGGTAATTTTACAAAATCTTCTTCTTTATTACAATCAGGCCATGTTGGATCTTTAACCTGATCATAAAAATTTATCCATTGGGTGTCTGATGTAGACAGTTTAGTTTGCAAACCGTGTTCAATGCTCGAATACATACATTCGTTGTGCGGCACAACTAACCACACTCGATCTTTGCGAAAGTTAATCAAGTAGTTGTTGTATAACTCATACTCGCTCATAAAAACTGTAAGTTCCGGACTAGATGCTCTGAAATCATCAAAAACAATGTTGCAGATAGTTTGTAAAAAAGTGTTTTTAAATTTGTTTTTAATATCACGACGTAAATCGCAAAGCAAATCACTTGCAAAAATACTTGCTTCAGAAAGATAACCTCTGTTAGGACAAATTCCTAAGAGCTCGTATACAAATACTTCACTATCATCGCCGCCTGGCCGATCCATTGAATATACCTTGCACTTGTCTTCTGAACACCATTTGAGTTTTTGTTTAAAACGTACTTCAACATCGCACACTAGAATGTTTCCTGCAAAAAAATAATCAAGATGTAGTTTTATAATTTGCTGTTTTACCCAGTTGTGTTTATACAAGTTACCCTTGAATTCAAAGTCTGGATCAATTTTTGCCCATATGTCTTTATCCAATAAAAGTTTGTGTTCTGTTTGTATTTGGGCATTAGATACCACAGTGATACTTAAAATATTATCCTGTATATTATCCTTTGCTGATGCAATACAATCATGTAAAAAATGCTGGTAATCAATAGCACAAAAAACAACAAGATGAATTCCATTCATAGGTAAAAAAGGGCAGGGGATACCTGCCCATTACTTTTTACGATTGTTGTTGACGGCTACGAATCATCGCTAGGATGTCTTCAGCCTTTTGATTGCCTGCTGGTGCCTCAGTTTGTACTGGTGCTTCAGCAACAGGGGCTGACTCAGCGGCCGACTCTGCCACAGGGGGAATTGGTGCAGGAGTCGGCGTTGGAGTTGCTTCCGCTACAGGAGTGCTTGCTGGTCCAGAGCCATTAATTGGAGCAGTTACAGGAGCACTAAAGCCTGCTGGACGGAAGTAAGATCCCCAACGTTCTGGGTCATAAGGTTGCCCGTCTACACTGGCTTCGAACATTTCTTGCATGATCTTCAGCTCTTCTTCACTTGGACGCTTAGGAAGGAAATCGTTCAAGTTGAACAAGCCGTGATCGGCTACTGCTTGAAGTTCTTCTGTAGTCAGTGCAGTTTCTTTACGGGCCCACTTACTGGTTGAGTAGTCTGCGTATCCGCCTTTGCTTGTTTTGCTTACACGGAAGTCAAGACCACGTTCATAGTCTGTTGGAAGTTCTTCCAACTCAGGATCCATCAATGCTGACTTGATGATCTGGAAAATCTGCGGACCAATAATAAATCTGCGGATTGGGTTTGCTGGAGAGTTGTCGTCGGAGATAGCATTCTCACGAACAAAGCCTTGCATGATGTAACTGCGCTTTTTCCAGTACTTACGACCCATGTCTTCAAGGCTTGCGTCCTTGAACCAGGTGCGTACTTCTGCAAGGATAGGGCATGATTCACCCCACATTTCAACACAAGGTACTTGTACCAGTGTATTGCGAGAATCCATCTCGCCTTTGATGCCATTGAATGGCAGTTTGATCATTGCACGTTCTACCCAAAAGAACGTGTTGTTGTTATCCCCATCAGGAAGAAAGCGAAGTAGCGATGAGTCGCCTTCGTTCATGTTCCAATGTGGGTAAATTGCGTTGTCGCCGCCTTGACCTGAAGTGCCTTGTTTGCTCTCTGCGGCCGAGAGTCTAGCACGAATTTCTGCTAAAGATGCCATGTTTGTTTTCCTTTGCCTTAATAATGCCTACGAGTAGCAACTACTACTCTGTGTTTTGCCTAAATGCATAACACTGCTATAGTGTACGCATTTTTATTTAGTATGTCAACGTAAAAGGGTTACTTTTATGGCTCTTTTTCAATTATTTGGTTAGTTGCAAAATCCGTGCTAATTCTGCTTCTAACATAGGATCACGCTCTGCTTTAAGTGCTTGTTTTCCTGTATCAATGTCAACGACTTCTTCAATTTCATGTTGTCCGCCGCAGTGGCTGCATTCAGGTCCACATCCGCATTTGCCTTGTTCGTCAATTTTGTTATCGCAACAACTGCAAGTGTCACCAGCGTGTGCTTCTTCTAGTTGCTCGTCTTCTTCGGGTTCTTCTTCTGTTGGGTTTTCAATCAGATTGTTGACCCAACGCTCAAAAATATCTGCTTCTTTCATGTTAGTTTCCTGAATCTTTGCTAGTAATGGAAGAGCTTGTTCAACCCTCTCGTCTAGACTTTGCTGTATGAACAGTTCACGCACAGCATCAACTGTTTCATCTAAATCTGTGATCGTAATAGGATCATATGCTTCAAGCTCTTCGTGATAGCCTCTGCGACCGATAATACGTTTTGCTTTTCTTTTAAGTGCCGAATAATGCTTTACTGCTTGCTCAACTAGCTCGCCTGCTTCTCCTGAGTAACTCTTGTTTTTGCTTGCCCTAACAAATTTTTGTAGTGTAGCCATTTCAGCCATCATTTCAACGATGTGCTGTCCAAAAGCATCATATGGATTACCGCCTTCTGCAACGTGACGTGCCATTGCTTTACCACCAGTGAGACTGGTAAATGGCAGTTTAAAACGTTCACCTTCTTGAGTTTGTACAAAGAGTGTTTTTACATTGCGGAAACGTGCATCATCCTCTCCAAGAGGACGGCTGTGTTTGATAATAAGTTTGGTTTCCATTGGCTGGTTGCTATAACTTGTTTTACTTGAACCGTAGTAGCCTTCTAAGAGTTTGCCTTCTGTTACTGCTGCCATGGTTTTCA